CCTCCAAAATCCGAATTAGAAAAACAACTTATTGAAGATGGGAAAAGACATGAAAAAAATCTTATAAAAAGTTTTTCGGTTACGAGTAACTATTTCAACTTCAGATACAGATGCTTTTGTTTCAGGATCTGTAGATTTAATTATTGTTTGTCCAATTAATTTATTTGGATCACCACTTATTTGCTCTGCAAGTATTATTTCTCTACGGATATACTCTGCAGATGATGGTTTAACAAGAAATTCCTCTAAATCAACTACTTTTGGAGTAACCCCAAACAAAACATTAAAAAGAATACGGAATGACTCAGCAGTTCCTTTAGATTGATATAATGATTTAGACTCTTTTATAAAATTACTTACATCTAGATTTGATACAAAATCCGAATCCTCAAGGCCTGGAGTTAACGATGACTTAACTTTCTTGTAAAATTCTTGTAAAAATAAAACACTTAAATTATTAACACTTACACCACCTGTATGAATACCTGCAGTACTAGTTTCAAAAACTAACTCACCCGGATTGTTGGTATCTGTATATGAAGTTATACCACTAAAACCTCTCACACATCCAGTAAAAGAGTTAGTTGTAATACCAGTGTATGTAATTATTTCATCATCTACTTTTAAAAGTCCATATTCGTTCGGAAAACCCTTTGTAGTGGATACAGTGATTGTATCTGATGTAGAAGTTATACCAGAACTTAAAGTTGTAACACCTACTATTACTTCTGGTGTAAGATTATCTAATTTTAAATATTGATCTAAATTATCTGCAATATCAATTGTACCACCACGATATTCTTGTGATCGGTAATATTGTTTTAAAAAGTCAACAGTCTTTGGACTCTCTGCAAGAATGAACTCAGGGAGTTGACTTTCGATTATTTGTTGTACTTGTATACGCTTTTCTATACCAGTTCCGATCATATTATGTCCTTGTTAAGTCTCCATTTGCATAAGATGATGTAACTTTATATCCAACACCAGAAATTTGTTCACCAGAAGTTATCGTATCTTTAACCATATTTATAGTGCTATTTGGAATGTTAAATTCTAAATATAAATCTTGTAATCCTATGACATCATTTGAATCTGGGAATGCTTGTACTTCTACTATATTATTAGGTTTATCAGTAGATACTATATTGATAGTTGTTAAATTTACTTCACCATGAACATAATCTACAGTTCCTGCTGACTTGACCACAACAATGTTAGTTCCAGTTGTCTCATCTCTCTTAACGATTGATATCACACCTGTTAATTTGTCAGCATTAGGAGTATCTGTAATGAATACAGTGTCAGATTGTCCCTGAATTCTAAATCCTGTGCTCTTTATATTCAATCCTTCAGGTTTTACATTAAATCTATTACCAAAACATAATTCATATTGAGCAAATTGATTAATAAGTGCGTTTAAGTTTCTTCTTATTTTAACTCTTGTAATGTTAGATGTAATTGACTTGTCTATGTTATCAATAACATTCAAAACTTTACTATACTTAAATCTACCACCAAATCGATTCAGATCACTTGAAGTTGCATAAGATGTTAATGAAGTAATAATTTTTGATTTCAAATCATTTACATTCGCAACTTGTGATGAATTATAGTATATGAATGAATCAACTTCAACATAGAGAACTTGAAGATCAACAATTTTTTGATTGATACCAGTAAGAGAGTAACTCTTCAATTTAGTTAAGATATTATTTTTATCAAAATCTGAAACAAATTCACCATTTTTCGGTTTAATTGTTATGAATACAGTTCCAAATTCTGGAGGTGATAGTTCTTCACCACCAACAACAGATACGCTTTCAGTATTTGGATATATTGATTGCACTATTGTCTCATAATCTCTAGCTGTAACCGCCCTGTATTGTGCCGAATATAATCTAGGTGCAAAATACTTAATAGAGTCTAAAGGTTCTATCTCACCACCATTTGAGGCAGCATTGATAGTTGTGATAGTTGGTACAACAGTTGGAACAACTACATTACCGAGTGAATCCTCTAAACTACCTGCATAACTGAATATAGATGGGCCATTACCCTCTATTCCTGAAGTTACAATATATTGAACAGTAATTACCGCACCATTCTCTAGTTTTTTACCGAATATGCCATCACCAAACAAAAGTTCATATTTTTCATCTTGAATTTCTTGAATTAAATATGTTTCAGAACTTGAATTAACATTTACAATATTATCAACCTCTTTATATTGATTTCCAAGACCGGGATCTGCTGCACCCTTAACATAAACAACAATTGATGATGAATCTATTGATCCATTCTCTAAAATAAATCTTTGCTCAAGTGAACCATCTACAATAAACTGAGAAGTAAGAAAAGTTCCCTCTAAAACTTTTAAGGGATCCTCAGTCGTTCCAAATTGTGCGATTCCATTGTTAACAACAGTGGTTACTTGCTCTGATATCGAAAAAACAAAGGAAGTATCATCTTGTGCACCTGTGCAAACAAGTCCGGGTTGTAGAGTAAGTGTTGGACTTGATGAACCTGTCTGTACTTGAAATATAATTGATGCCCTTGCTGCTGTTTTTGATCTTGGAACATATCCAATGTTTCTGGCCAAAGAAACTACATTTTCTCGAAGTGTCGCTGAGTCTAAAAATGACTCGTTGACAACTAAGTTTGAGTTAAATGCACTAATATATGTGTTATATGCTAAAGTATCGATTAAAACCGAAAAATTTGATCCTTCAAAGTCAAAATCTGTAAAATTAGAGTTTGCTCTTAAATAATCTTTGATTTGTGTTCTAATTTGATCAAAGTCTAAATTAGAAAATTTTGCGAAAGGCATTATCTTGCTGCTTGTAGTATGAATGAGAAGTTCTGGGTCGGAAAGTCCTGTCCAATAATATTAAATATTACAAATACCTCAAACTCATTTTGATCTGGTCGAGGTTCAACATTCACTTGTAAATTATCAACTCTTGGTTCAAAGTTTTCAATAGTTGTAATAATTTCTCTTTGAATAACAGATGCTGTACCAAAATCAACAAATCCAAAGAGACTATCACGAACAGAAGAACCCAAAATTGAGTTAAAAAACCTTTCTGTCGGTATTGTTTGCACTAAATTACGCACAGACCTCTTAATTGCGTTCTCATTACGCAATGAAGTGATGTCTTTTGTAACTGGATGTGGTTTAAATGACAAATTTATGTCTTTAAACGCTCTTGATATGCGAGTTACCGCCATTTATAGTCTTTTTTTTATTATTTATACCTATCTTGCGAAGTCTTTCATTATATAGTCATCAGTATCGAAATATTCAAGCACCCACCATGCCACACATCGTGGATTTTTTGCTCCACAAGTAAAAATATCAAAGGCCACACAACCTTTTTCAGGCCATGTATGACAAGAAAGATGACTTTCACCTAAAGTTAAGGTACAAGTCACTCCATATGGGTCAAATTGATGTGTATATGCATTAAGAACCTTTACACCTTCAATTTTACAAGCATCAACACATACTTGTTCAATCTTTTTTGCATCATTTAACTTTTCAAAAGGCACATTATACACTTCAACAAGTAAATGAGTACCCATATGGGCATTTTTCACAGTTTTCATCCGAATGTATGTGTGTTATAGGATTTGCGAACAGGTGGATAGAGTATTTTTTTAGGTTTTTTGGTTACTGCTCTGTAAATTTTGAATAATTTTTGTGTTTTCATGGATTTTTGGATATTCGCTTATTAAAATTTTGCCACTTTTGACAAATTCTTGACTTTTATCAACTTTTACGACCATTTGTACCTCTTTTAAATTATATTTATCCTAATTCAGGGTCATTTTTGCGTTCTTTAGCTGTTTTCCAGAAATAATTCTCTTCAGAACCTAATCCATCACGATCATGACCGTTCTCTACCTGATAATACACGGTTGAAACCTTAAAATCAGGATTCTTAGGTGTCTCAGGAGTGATACTATTGTCATAAATCCTCATTCTGTTGTTTGGATAGAGACAAAACTGCCCATTATCGAGTTCTAAGAGGTTATGAGACTTATGTTCAGCAGGTTGTTCACTTGTAGAGTAGTCAATTGCGTCTACATCCTGATGATAGTTGTCTAAAGTGCAAATATAAGTACCTGTTTGAGTACCATAGTCCCTTGTCATCACCTCATAGTGCATAGATCCAATAAATTGCTTCTGAACTGCGACCACTCCGTAGTCCATACAGTTCCAAAACTGTAAATTATGCAGAGTCATGTCAGGATCAGGCAATTCTGGAGACGATAAAAATGCCGAAATGGGTAATTTATCAAACATCGCAGCATATTCGGGCAAATAAGTCTCAAAATAAAAGGCACGACCAGGAATACTCTTGGCCGATACCCATACACCTTTTACAAATTCACCATGTCCACTCTTATGGTCGGTTAAGTACTCTTTTCTCACCCATACTTCATAAGAAGGAAGATTCGTAATTAACGTAGCCATTAACGACCTTGCCCCCGATATCTTTTACGAGCCGAGTTACGGGAGGTTGCCGAGTATTTCGAGTGTTTTCCCCGCCCTTGACGAGTTTTTTTGGGTCTCGTCTCAGTAACATAAGTACTGCCCATCATTCCAGTTTTTCTAGCCATTTAATTTTCCTTTCAATTTGTTAGTTTGAATTTCTTTTCGATTTTGTTTAAAGTAATCAAAACGATACTTTAATAATTCAGTTGATAACTTAATATTATACTCAACAGTTTCTGGTAAAAACTGTGGTGAATCACGAAGAAAGCAGTT